TTTTGGGGGAAATCAGAGGTTGTATTGCTGATTCCGAAGCAAAGAAACAGAAAGAGATACAGATACCCACATTTGTAAATAGCAGAAACAGGAGGTAAGGCAGCATGAAGCAGGACACATTACAGGCGGTGGAAGAAATAAAGGAATATGTACCGCCGAGAATGGTACAGATACCGCTAGAAGAGTACAGGGCGTACATAGAAAGCACAATCAAGGGTCCAACCGTAGAAATCACATTGCAGGAATACAACGAGTTGAGAGAAACAAATACAAGTATGAAACACAAGATTTGGGAGTTGGAGGGTCAGATAGAGAATTTAGAAAGTAAGATTGAAAACAGAAACGACCTTGACGAGCAGACAGATATAGTTACGCACATGGTAGCGGATGAAATGGCAAGCAAGATAATCAAGGAATTTCAGAAAGTGACCGATTCGGTCACAAAAGCAGAAAAAACAAGAGAAACGGAGGTATAGAATAATGGCAGGATTTGACCTTAACAGTTTGCTTAATGGAAAGAGCAAAGGGGCAGCAGTACAGGCACAGGAGCAGACGGCAGCGGGACCGGCAGAACAGGAAAACGCATTTGAGGTAGTAATGCTTGATGTAGAGGACTTAATGCCGAGCAAAGATAATTTCTACTCCACGGAGAATATAGAGGAATTGGCGTTATCAATCGAGTTAGCCGGGTGCATTGAGCAGAATTTGGTAGTGAAACCGGAAGCACACGGAAAGTATGAGGTTATCGCAGGACACCGCCGGAGATTGGCAGCCTTGAAGTTGGTAGCGGACGGAAAAGAAGAATACAGGAAAGTACCGTGCCGTATCAAAAAGGAATCGGACGAGATAAAAGACAGGTTAAGCCTTATTTTAACGAACGCAACCGCAAGGCAGTTAAGCGATTGGGAAAAGGTGCAGCAGGCGAAAGAATTAAAAGAAATGCTTACGGAATACAAGAAAGCGTTGCAGGAGGAAAACAAGGATAAGCCGAAAGAGGAAAGGGAGCGAATGGGGCGTATCCGTGACATAGTGGCACAAATGCTTAACACGTCCACTACACAGGTTGGAAGAATGGAAGCAATAGACAACAACCTCTCCACGGAGTTTAAGCAGGAAATGGAAAAGGGGAATATCAATATTTCCACCGCTCACGAATTATCAAGAAAAACAGAGGAAGAACAGGCAAAAGCCTATGAGCAGTACCAAGAAAAAGGCGAGTTGCACTTGAAAGATGTTAAGGAAGAGCAAAAGCCGGAGATTACGGACGAACAGATAGAACAGGTGCAGCAGGCTATAGTAATTGCGATTAAGGGGCCGGCAAACAGGGATATTTTTAAAGCAAAGGAAAATGTTGCAGGAATCGAAAAGCAGTTACGAAAGCACTTTGCAACGACATTTACAGGTGCAAAATTCAAAGCGGAGGACGGAAAGGAAAATATTTACCGTTTCGCAGCAGAGGGATTAACAATTATTGATTCTGAATGGAATAATTTTTTGATTGAGTATTCAGACCTTGCGGAAATCGTAGCACTTATGATTGAGAATGGAATTTTACAGTATGACGATACGCCGGAAGAGTCCGAAGAGGAAACACAGGAGGAAACAGAGAGTGGTTTTATGAATGAGCCGACAGAAGAGGAAACAGACACGGCAGCAGTTGAAACGGATACAGAAACGGAATTGCCGGGGCAGCAGAACATGAGCAATTACCCGGAATATGTGGAGGTACAGGAAAAGGGGTTGGATTTCACAACATGGATTAAAGAAAAATACGGAATAGCACAATATACTCTGATAAAGAATGAGGTAAGAGCGGTTATATCGTCAGAACTGGAAGCAAACAGGGATAAACCATTGTGTCCGGCAGAATGGGAAGAGAGATTAACAAATGCTATTTCTGTATGGGTAATGGGGAAAACAAAAGAATACAAAAAGTACCTTGAAAGTTAAGGTACAAGCCTATGTTACTTGAATACAAAGAGGGCAAGGCACTATTTGGCGGTACAGACTTTACAAAATGGGTAAAATGCCTGTCCGCCATATATGGCGAGGACACAGAAACAACGTGCATTAAATTAGATTCAGTTATGCAAGCCTTTTGTGACATTTGGGAAACTCTGAAAGAAGCAATACAAGACATTATCGAGTTACTAAATGAAACACAGAAAGATATTTGCGAATCCTGTAGAGAAAAATACAGGAGGACACGGCACGAAATCGGAAAACCGAGCGATAGCAAATATTTTGTGAAATGGTGGGAAAAATACAGACCACCATGAAAAGAAAGGCAGGCGTGACACAATGAAAAACGCAGATGTGGAAGCAATCTTAAAATTTTACAAGTATATTGACCTTGATATTAAAGTTACAAGCGAGTGGCTAGAGCAGTACGAAAGCGTATACGACACAAGAGGGGCAATCGCCTATGACGGTATGCCACACGGTAGTAATATATCGGATTCTACGGCTCTGCTTGCAATGAAATTAGCGGAAACCGACACGGCGGAACGTATCGAAACCTTAAAAAAGAGGTTGAAAGAGTTAAAGAAATTACGGACGGAAATTTTAAAAGAAATATCCTCACTCAATCCGGTACATAAAACCATAATTTGCGGTTTCTACTTACAGGGTCAAAAATGGGAACGCATAGCGGAACAAATTAACTATTCCGTAAGGCATAGTAAAAATATCCGTTGCGTTGCACTAGAGGTCTTGGGCGGAAAATTAGCAAGGAATAGAAGTGTATCACGAAGCAAGATTATAGCCGAAACAATCAAGCGTTAAGATTGCCCACCATTGCCCGAAAATCTATGATATAATAGTAAAATGAAAATTCTGAAAAGGCAGCGGGATAGCGTGAGTTGTTCCGTTGCCTTTTTGCATACAGAAATTTGAAAAAATAAAAAATATCAAAGATTCCGCAAGAATGGAACGGCGGAAAAATGGAAATCAAACGAAAGGGGGTTATGAAGTGGCGAAGCGAAACGAAAACCGAGATAAGGCAATGCAGTTGTTTTTGGATAGTGACGGATTAGCGAAAAACACGGAAATAGCCGAAGCACTAGGGGTAAAAAATGAACAGGTGCGAAAATGGAAGTGCTTGGATAAGTGGAATGAAGCACTTGAAAAAAAGCCGAAAAAAAGGGGAGGGCAAAAAGGCAATCAAAACGCTAAAGGACACGGGGCCCCGGAGCGAAACAGAAACGCAGAAACACACGGAGCATATAGCAAGGTGTACTTTGATGAATTGACACCCGAAGAACAGGCGGTAATTGAGAGCGTAAATTTGGATGTGCAAAATAATATGCTTAGAGAATTACAGACGCTAGTAGCCAAGGAATACGACCTAAAGAAAAAGATAGCAGAATATAACGCCAATACACAAGGAGAGTTATATACGGATAAGGTTGTTGAAATGCGTACACCAACCAAAGAGGACGAGAGCCAAGACCCATACGGACAGGTAGGGGTTGAAGCAAAGGACAGCACACAGGCTCTAAGTGTGGCTATGGAAACCACCATTAAATCATCAGCATTTGAAAGGGCAATGAAACTAGAAGCAGAACTAAATAAGGTGCATGGTCGTATCATTAAGTTGTTGGATACAATCAAGTCCTACGAACTGGAGCAAAGGCGTATGGACTTGGAAGAGAAGAGATATACATTGATGAAACAGAAGATAAGCGGTGTGTATGACGTAGACGCAGACACAGGAGAGATAGACGATACATACAAGGACGCAGAGGACACAGACGCACTAGAAGAGTTGGAAGAGGACTAGCAGACGGGCAGCAGGCGAGCGGTCAAAAGGTACTGTAGGCGAGCGTGAACGCTTGCGGGTGCCGTGACCCCAAAACCCGCCTAGATTCCGGGGGAAAAATTCGACTTCCCGGAATCCCGAAATTTTTTTAAGGGGGTAGGATTTTTGAAACTCTATGACAAAAATGCGGTTGCAAAATTCCTTGATATGACCCCAAAAAATGTTGAGAGGTTGACAGAAAAAGGAATATTGCAGAAAAAGCAAGGCAACCTGTATTCACTCGTGGAAGTAAACCACGCATACATTAAATATCTTAGGGACCGTAACCCGGAAACAGAGGAAGCGGTAGACCTTAACGAAGAACGAGCCAAACTTGCAAAGGCAAAAAGACTTAAAGCGGAGTTGGAGTTACAAGTGGAAAAAGGGGAACTGCACAGGGCAGAGGATGTAGAAAAAATAATGACCGCTACACTTATCAATTTTAAGTCACGGCTTAGTGCTATCCCGGCAGAGGAAGCGGAAAAACTGGCTACAATGACGGACAAGGCAAAGATTTTTATATATCTGAATGACAGGATAAAAGAAGCATTGGCGGAATTGGCAAATTTTGAAGTGACCTTTAAGGAGGAAATCAAAGAGGATGAAGAGGGAAACGATTGACCTATTCAATAAAATATTCAGCGTTTTAGAGCCACCGCCAAACTTGACATTATCACAATGGGCGGACAAGTACCGCCGTCTTTCCTCTGAATCGGGGAGCAAGGGCGGTAGGTGGATAACGGATAAAGCACCTTGGCAGAGGGAAATAATGGACGCTATCACGGACATATCAGTAGAAAAAGTGGTTATAATGAGTGCTGCACAAATGGGAAAAACAGACGCTTTTTTGTTGAATACAATAGGCTATTATATGCACTATGACCCATGCACCATGTTATGTATGCAACCGACATTATCACTTGCGGAAACCATGAGCAAAGATAGGCTTATGCCTATGGTGCGTGATACACCTGTTTTGAAAGATAAGATTAACGAAAAGAGCAGGACAAGCGGAAACACAATATTCAAGAAGTCCTTTCCGGGCGGGCGTATCACAATGACAGGGGCAAACAGTCCTACGGAGTTAAGGAGTAGACCTATCCGTATCCTATTAGCGGACGAGATAGACGCATACCCGCCAACGGCAGGAGCAGAGGGGGACCCTCTGATTTTGGCAGGAAAGCGATTAACAACATACTGGAATCGAAAAGAAGTAGATACAAGCACTCCAACGATAAAAGGAGTAAGCCGTATCGAAATGGAGTACGAACATTCGACAATGGAAGAATGGAATGTACCGTGTCCGAGTTGCGGAGAATTGCAGCCGTTGGAGTGGGCGAATCTGATATACGAAACGGACGCAGACGGAGAGGTTACAAAGGCGGAGTATGTGTGTGCGAAATGCGG